TGTAGTGGTCAACTAAAATTGGCCACGGTTTTAGAGTTTTCCCAATATAATCGTTCTGATTCATTGGGAGTTAGACCACCGTTATACTGATGTGGCCTGAGTTGGCAGTAATATCCGATAATGTAGCGGGTGATCTCTTGTTGAGCCTCAGCGAAGCTACGATAACCCACAGTTGGCACCCATTCCGTCTTCAGACTTCTAAAGAAGCGCTCTATCGGCGCATTATCCCAACAGTTTCCTCGGCGAGATAAACTCTGTTTTATTTGAAAGCGCCACAGTAATTGACGGTATTTACGGCTAGTATAATGACTGCCTTGATCGCTATGGAACATGACACCTTTTGGCTTTCCGCGAGATTCATAGGCCATAGACAGCGCTTTACCTGTCAACCGACTATCAGGCGACAAAGACATTGACCAACCGATCACTTTGCGGGCAAAAAGATCGATAACGACCGCTAAATACATCCACCGATTACCAGTCCAAATATACGTAACATCGCCAGCCCAGACTTCATTTGGAGCCGTAACAGCAAATTGACGACTTAAGTGATTTGGAACGTCAATATGTTCTTGTGAAGCCTTTCTGTAACGATGCTTTGGTTCTTGGCAGCTTACTAAACCAAGAGTTCTCATTAGCTTTGTTGCTCGGTATCGGCTCAGCTTTACACCCTGATTTGTGACTATATCTGCAATGGTTCTCGCTCCCGCAGAGCCATTGCTTGCGGCGTGAGCCTCGCTAATCAAGCTGCGCAGTTTTATTGTTTCCGCATTAATTAACGCTGGGCGTTTAAGCCAATAGTGATAACTACTTCGATGAACATTGAAGACTTCGCATAATATTTTTACGCTGTGGCTCTGCTTGAGTTTCTTGATTATCAAGAATTGTTCAGTGAGTCCGACATCAAGAGAGCCGTGGCTTTTTTTAGTATTTCATTATGCTCTTCAAGGCGAGCCAGCTTCTTTTTCAATTCCCGAATTTCTATTTGCTCAGGGGTCATAGGTGAAGCTTTAGGTGTTTTCCCTTGGCGTTCTTCTCTAAGCTGGCGAACCCATTTATCCATCGTGGACTTGCCCACATTCATGGCTTGGGCTGCTTCCGTCACTGAGTAATTTTGGTCTAAGACTAGCTGCGCTGCTTCTAACTTAAATTCTGCGCTAAATAGTCGTCTTGTACGTTTTGTACGTTTTGTCATAATGTCACCTGTTAACTTATGAGGTGATGATATCACCTCTAACTAAGTGACCAAATTCACTATGCCACTACAGTTGACCCTATTCATAGTTAGATACCACCTGAGCCAGAAGAAAAATCAGACACTTGCCCTACATGTTCTTTGTCTTGAATTACTAGTTAATCATAACTTCGTCAGCTTGCAACTGGATGCGACTTTCCCAGAGCCAGAGTTCCCGCCGTATGGTCAGGGGAGTTTTAAATCGGAGATTTAGAGAGATGGGAAAGAAAAAGCGCACCGAATGGAAAGAGTTCGATGCGCCGGAGAAGTTCGAGAGCCGCATGCTCTAATAGCGGCTTATGGTTTCATTTTGATTTATGTGGTTGTGTGGGTTCCAGCATTGTATCTAAATTGCTATTTCGACGTTTTGACTCTTCATTGAGTAAATCAAACAGTAGTTCTATGTGTTCTTTAGAGTCTATGCCGAGAGCTTCTGGAGAGAGGTTGTTTATATCTGCACCATCGGTAACGCTGTCGGTGATGTCTTTGCTCAGCCCATCGATTGTGCGTCTTGCATTTAGGTTCCCTTTGGGATCATTTACTCCTACTTTTGCTCTTAACTCTTCAACTTCACGACTGACATGATTCACTAAGTTAAGAATTAAGTTGAACATCTTCTTCTCATTAAGAGCAGACTCTTCCTCATCCTCTGTCAGCATCCCATAGGCGATATAGTTAAGACTAACGCCTGTTGCTTTCGATATAGCCATAACGTCTTTGAGCTTTGGCTCTGTCTGATTGGCAGCCATGCGGGCTAAAGTACTTTTACTGATGCCTGTGACGTCACTAATGTTTTGGTAGCCGCCATTGTCAATAATGGCTTTTTTAATTCGGTCTGCAATGCTCACTTCTGACATTCTTAATACTCGCATTAAGGTTCATGTTCGAGATTATATACCCTGTTTTTTAGTGTGATCTTCGTCATACTCATTTCTGAGTATGGAGAGTCTCACTTTCTCGTTGTCAAAAAAGTCTCATGCTGATACCATTATTGAGTACGAAAAGTGTCACTAATGGGTATTGACAGGTTTTTATGATAGACATGTTCCACATAAACATTCCTTTTAAAAAGGACGTAATCATCGAAATGGGTGATTGCGGTTTTGTGGACTTTGCAAAACTGGCTGAAAAAACCGAGCTAAAAATCGCTTGCGGGAATGTTGAGTTCTCAGTGGTGAATGACCAAAAGAAGGTGCGTACTGATGACCTATATCATCCTTGGTCTACCATCCCATCATCCTACACTGACATTGCCTGTAAGGTCTTCGATGCTGAGCCTCGTGCCAATGTCTTCTGGGGCTACCTACAACTGAAAGCCTCGCCAGCCAAGGTTATGCAAGGGCACAATGTCTACGGCTCGGAAGACTTTCGCTTATGTGTTGAATACCTACTCGACTCGCTACAAAAAGCACAGCCGGAACTGTGGGAGTTGTTGGATGTCGGCTTAGCAGAGATGACTCGTATTGACTGCACGTACTCAATTAAATGTGCTAACCCCGATATCCTACGCCAGACCATCAAACAGATGGGCAATGTCTCTAACCGTTACATCAAACCCGCCCGTAACTCAGACTTTGAAACCACGCTCTACTTCAACCGTGCTACCAAGGCGAATCCGGGAGCAGGGCGCTCATTCGAACTGTGTATCTACACCAAGCATGATGAAATCGCTCACCAGTTAGCTGACTTGAAACGCCGCGCCAGACAAGGCGATAGCGACCGTTTTAACCGCATCATTGATGAATTATCCAAGCCTGAATTGCAGGCGTTCGCTGCGAACCGATTACGCTTCGAAGGGCGTGCAAAGAAACGCTTCATCCAGAAACATGTTGGCAGCGCAAACCTGTGGCAGGTTATCCGACATGCAGAGCAGTTCGAGGCTAAGAATGGTTACCGCTTCTGCGAATGGATGTTCAAAACCCTGTTCCACGACCTGTTGGAATCGCTGAAAGGTGAAGAGTTAGAGCTGTATAACGACAGCAAAATTAAGCAGTTGCTGCGTGATGCGTACAGCACGATGACACCGAAAGGCAATATCTCATACGCCAAGGCTGACCGACTGTTCCGTTTTTACATGACACTCTGTGACCGTGGCTATCAAGAGCTAAAGGCGCACAGTTCGAAAGCCACACTTCACCGCAATATGCGTGACTTAATGGCAATTGGCTTCTCCAAAGCTGACTTGCAAAACCTGAGTGAGGGTGAGCGTATGCCATTGGCACAAGTGCTGAACTTTAACTTCGACAATCAACGTCCGGCCAACTATGTCGAGCCAGTCTCACCGACAGCACACATTCAAGATATGTCACACCTAGCGGTCGCTTATGGTGTGTCGAAACGCCTTGCTCATGAGTTGGGACTGGCAGAAGACCCAATCCATAACCTGAAAGAGAAACTCGGACTGAAAGATGATATCGACATCGACGCTCTGATAGAGGGGCAGTCCATCCCAATTAGCCCACGGCGGGCACTGAGTCTGGTTATCTGGCCAGACGGCGAAATGATCTTAACTGAACACGACATTACACCTGATTTATTCACTGGCGGCGTCAATCCGGTCAACCACCGGAACCGTAAAGCGGCCAATCAACCAAGAGGGTAACACAATGAAAGTTGTATACATGGGCATTAGCCATCGCAAAGGTATCTCAAACAAAGGGCTAGGCAAGCCTTACGAGATGCACAAAATCCACTTCGCAACACCTATCGAAACCATCGACACACCCAACATGTCCTTATCAGGACGTGGCTTGCAAGAGCAAACACTGGATATCGACCCGCTTTGTTTACCTCAGTTCGACAAAGTAAGCCCGTTATCGGAAGTGAATGTCTCTGTGGAGCCGAAACCTTCCAACTTTACCCAAACATGGGTAGTCGGTCTGACTCAGTAACTGTCTCTGGCGGCTTGCTGCCAAAGGCGTCATGCAGTCGCATGCAACTGCCAATACCTGCATGCAATACCAAGCAACCGCCTATGTAACGTTATCTATATAGGCATCACTCGATAAAAGGAAACACAAATGAACTTGAATCAACTCACGGGTGCAGACCTCATGGCTGCACGTACACACATCGGCCTCAGCATCTCAGCCGTGGCGAAACTCACCGGAATCAACCGCAATACTCTTAGCCAGTTCGAGCAAGAAAAGGCCTCGTTAAGCGGCTCTGAAAAGAAACGACTTGCAGGTTGTTACGAAGAGCGCGGTTATCACTTCGATGAACCTCAGACCACCGACGAAACCGTGTTAGCCACACGCTACGATGATGCGCGTGAACGCCTTGTTGATGCAGCGTACGACGTTAACATGAATGGGCTAGGTGAGGCGGTTCTCGCTTTGGCCGATGCA